CAAAGTCATAGAATTAAACTTTTGTGTGTTCCCCATAGAAACATCGCCAATAGCTTGTAGATAACGGGGAACTTTCTCAGCTTCAATGTTGAAACCAAGCATCATCTGCGTGGCTGCTGTTACATCAGAAAATTCAAGCGGAGAAATTTTAGCGAACTCACGAACTTGTGACATGAGGGCATTGGCTTTCTCTTTGTTTCCCAATAAAGTTTCAATAGCAGTGTCAGCAGCCTGGAACTCGCCACGTACACGAATCATTTCAGCACCTAATGCTTTCAGTACTCCAGTACCACCAATAACCGCCAAGGCTTTCTTCCAAGAAATAGCAATACCATTATTAGTTTCTACAACCTCTTTTGCGTCATCCTTGTAAAGGGCGTATTCATCACGTAGTTTTTTTACTGACAGACGTGCTTCTGCCTGTTGCTGGGTTAATCCAAATAAAGCTGCCTTTTCTTCATCAAGAGCTTTGCGGGCAGCATTGTATTCTTCTAACTTGCTATTTGCTGATAACGGATTCCTTTTCAATGCTATACGATAAGCATCCCCAAGTCGTTTTACATCCGCTTCAATATCCTTAACTACCGCTTTTTGAGCAAGAATCTTCTCTGTGAATCCATTCACGGCCTGGGAAGCATCGAAGATTTTCCTTTTGAATCCCGTTTCCATCTCCGCTCCAGCTTTGGCTGCATTAGTCACCAACTCATCCAATCTTTGGTTGGATGCAGCAAGTTGGGCATTCAAAGCCTTGAAAGCAGCAGGAGACTGCGTGCCATCCATGCTCATTAACTCTTGTTTTAACTTCGCAATTTCATTACGAAGCCTTACAACTTCTTCCCAGTCACTACCTATCTTAAAATATAATTTTGACATATCTATTTCTTTTTCCTACGATTAGCCAATTCCTTACCACTGATTCTATTCACCTTCTGACCACCATATACTGCGTGTAATTTATCCCGTTGCATCATCAGCAGATTCCGATAAGGGATAATCTCAAACACTTCTGTATAACTCAGATGCAGCGTGTCAATCAAATGGGCTATCTGCCCGAAGAACGTTGTGTTTCCTACTGTTTCGGTCTTGCTGCCAGCATCGACACGTTCCTCATCGAGCTGACACACTGAAAAGCCGATATATCCATCATAGAGAAACAGACTTCCAAGGCATCTTTGACTTCTTCAAAAGTGCCGTTCTCCAATTCTTTGACCAAACTATCATTCCCGCAGATGAAGCATGAAATACCTTTCAGCATATCTTCAGTAGCTTCAGGAAGCTCTTTAATAGCTTCCATGACATTATCTCCAGTCATGCCGATATTGGAAAAATGATGAATGGCACGACAGATAATTTTAATTGTAGGAGGTTTAATGGTATAAACCATCCCTCCTATCTCCACATTCATGAAATCCAGCCCTAACAAAGCATCAGAAACCGTTTTTGCTGCTTGATTCATATTCTTAAACTAAAAGGGGGAATGGTATATATCCATCCCCCGGTTATCACTCTTGTGCTTTTACCAATGTTATCTCTTTTTTAAGAGTGGTATCAACTTCAGAAGGAGTGGTTTTAATATCTCCTGACTGAGTGACGTACCCCACTTTCGACACTTCATAGTGAACGGTAGCCCCAGCATTCACCTGCTTTGACTTGACCGTTGCACCGTCCAGCTTTACGGTCGCATCGGAAGGAGTAGGTACAATGGTTACTGTAGTTCATGCCTGCAAAGCTTTAATCTGCCCTTCTTCATAGTTATACTCAGAAGAAACACCTTCGATTCCCGGTTCCTGCACCAAGCCTTTTACAGCGATTGCAATTGCCTTATCCGTATTGGCTTCACGGGAAACAATACGGCATTTTGGGAAGATGAACCAGACATCATCATCGGTCAGACAGAACAATGCTTTGTTGATAATAACTTTATCCAAAGCACGCTTCCAACCTACATCTTTAGATGTTGCCTGAATAACATCGCCACCCATGAACGCTTTCTTGGTCTTCCAGTCATATTGTCCGATAGAGAAAGCGGGCGATACTTCTCCCGGCACATCATCGTAACGGTAATTCTTTCCCGTTAATTGGTTCTTGTACCCAGTGACGGAGGCTTCCGTTTCCTCAATCTGCCACGTTTCCCCGTGTACATTCAAAACCTCATCTTTCGCTTTGATAGCGGCTTGAATCAAAGTCTTTGCGATTTCGGGGGTAATGTCTGCCGTTACCTTATCAATATCGGCAAACAAGATTCTTTTTATTCCTACTGCTGAAATCATAATCTTATAGTTTTACATTTATTACTTCAAATAAAATTCTCACATTCACGTAATGGCATTTCAAAGCTGCATCCGCTTCCGCGCCAATTGATTCGATAGAGTAACGATAGGTTGTACCGTCATAGGTGCTTACTACATCATCAAGCAGCTTGCCAGCCTTTCTTTCAAGTTCGTTAAGCCGGATTGTGTTCGCTTCATTCTCGCTTAAATTGGGTACACATAGATTCACTTCTGCAAAAGATTTCTTCCAATACTTTCCCGGCTGTTGTTTCTTCGTGTGGATGACAATCCTTTCGGACTTCAATTCACCCGTCAACGTTTCACCATCAGGCACTATATCTATTCCGAAAGCCTTGCAGTCCCGATAGAGAATGTTTCCTATGTCGGTAGTTACTATCATTCCACAATCTCCCAATCTTCTGCAAATACATCACTGATAGACGGAACCCATGAATCAGCGCGTCCGGTATTCTCGTTGTAGATAAGACACTGGCTTGTATAGTCAATGAATCCTTTGCCTTTCAGAATAAGGTCTTTTGCTGATTGCGGAAGAGATTGCATCTTAGGGATAATGTCGCTATCAATATGAGCTGGCACTTGTTTGAATACCATCAAACCTTTACCGTTCCAACCACTTCTACGAACAGTCCCACCTTGTTTTAACACTTCGATAGCATCACCGAAACAGATAGGAGTTTCTTTCTTGACTTCTCGATATGATTCTTCAAACAGTTCTTTGGGTGACCAACTTTCATAGCCATATTCAGTACGAGTGTGATATCCTAGTTTATAAGACTCATTCTCTTCTATTTCACTTTTTACCAAGCCTTTACTGCAAGCTTCACCCAATGTCATAGGTTCTGCTTCAATCTGTTTTGTTCCAATGTACTTTTTCATTTTTCAAATTCTTCTTTTAATCGTTTCTCCGCATGAAGAGCGGCACCACTTAAAACATCATACCCTTTAGATTCTACGAATGATGCGTATTCCGCTTCGTTTTTCAATGTCAAACCGTCTTTATTGACATCGTAATCATTGGACGTTCTCAAAGTGAGTGTATGGTCTTGATAATCCCCATGTTCCTCTGCGTACTTCACAGCTTCATCACCTACATCAATCATCTTCTTTTCGACCTCCCATTCTCCTTCATCGAAAAAGGAGTCGACATCTGAGAAATCGAAATCTACATCCATAATTCCGAGTAGTTAAAGTAGTTTGTACTCTTCACTGTATAAACTTCGCCTTGACCTCTTACGCTATCACCATCCATGCAACGTACTTCATCACCAGCCTTGACAGTAATTCTCTTCTCGCATACCACATGATAATTCGGACGATACACAGAGCCGTTATCAGATGAAAACTCTTTGGTAGTGTTATCATCACAACGGCACTTGCATACTTCCTGCCAGTATTCATCACCTGTTCCGGGAATAGGTCTGCCAAACTCATCCTTATCCATCGGGGTGATAACTTTTACCTGCAATATGTGTGGAGCGAATATCATAAGAAAGTCACTTTAGGTTTGTTACTCAGTTCGTCTTTCAAACCGTACTGTTTGCACAGCCATGAGTACAATTTCATTAGGCTATCAACATGATTAGACCAAGACACAGAAAATCCGCTTTCGCTGACCGAAGATGGATTTTGTATCATCCACGGAATTTGCTTTGCACAAGCGACCTCTAATCTTGCCCGATTTTCCTCGGCAAAAGGTTCTTCACCATCCAATCCCGTTCTTGAAAGTATATTTTCAACTACAAGATTAGACGGGGTGTTCTTATCAAATACGCTTAATACAAACTCCTTGTTACTCATGGCTGATATCATTCAATATGGTGTAATCAGTTTACTATATGCGGTATAGCTATAATGCGTACAATGTTTAGATTTATAGATGTATCTGAACGGACATTTGGGAACATTAATTCGTACCCCTTGAATAGCCATTCCCTCTTTTATCGAACACATCATAGCCGGGTTATTTGCAACCAAAAACATGGGATGCGTCATGGTCAGTACAACACAATCAGCCGGAACCGTTTCCAAAGTGATAAACTGAATATCCGGCAGACCAACATCAACCGATGGATTCACGTATTCACACTTAGATGATTCCACACTTGATGCCTGCACGCTCAACGAAACCAAAGACATCATTAAAAAGCCACACATGGCAAAAATAAAATTCTTCATTTCTTTTCTGATTTATAAAATTAGACAATGGAAGGGTAGAAGCACTACCCTATCCTTTTACTCGATACCTAATGCTTCTTTCAGTTTGGCTGTTGATTCTTCATCCAGTTCTGCAACCTTAGCCAAAAGAGTTTCCTCTTTCATATTGCCGGAAGCCTGCGCACCGATAGACTTCAAAGCATCAATCAAAGCCTTCTTCTCAAACTCCTTTTCAAAGAGGGAAATTTTCACCTCTTTCTTTTCTTCAGGGGCTTTCACTTCGGGATTTTTTACCTCAATCCGTTCAGCGAGTCTGCGGCTTTCCATATCCAGCACACGGGCTTCCTCACCGACTTCAATCACTTCACCGGGAGTATAATACTTTCCGGTGAACTTGTCGCGGAAAACTGATATAACCTTTACTTTCATATCCTACCCCCTTATGCTGATTGAATGGATGCAATTTCGCTCAAATCGAAATTGGTAATCAAATCTGGATTGGAAATCTGCGGAATCCACTCTGCCGTATATTCCATGTAGCGACCGTTTTTGTCACGGTAGTTGGAGATAAGCATCTGCCCCTCTGACGGGATATAAGTACGTCCTTGTACTGGGTCTGTCGCTTCATACGGGGTATGATGGCGCATATAACCAATGTTGTCAGAAGGTAACAGAGTAATACGGTTATCCGCGTAAATCTGCACATTCTTTCCCGTCTGGTCTTTCACGTAGTCCTCCTTGATTTCAATACGCGGCAAACCGATGCCGGTGAACACTTCGGAAGCCAAAGAAGAGGAAACCAATCCCGTACTCAACTTCATTTCGTTGCTGCCGAGAATCATCTTGTACTGCTCACCAAATTCAGATGAACCAAGAATAAGCTTGTTGAAAGATGCACGAGTCATAACCATCTTGGCATAAACGCCATAGTCCGGTGCCAAGGAATGAAGTTTCTCTCTCAAATAAGAGATAAACATATTCTTTCCGTCCACAACCACATCTCCACTTTTCGGCTTGATAAAATTGAACGGAAGGGTAATCTCCAGCAGTTTATTATTGGTCTGACCGGAAGTGATTGCAGCGTCTTTGTTGTAAACGGTGGCTTCACCAAGCATCAACAGCGCACCGACAATAATATCCATACGCTTGTGAGCAGCAAGGGTAATCTGACGGTAGTCGTCTGCCAGGAAGTTTACAATCTCTTCCATTGCAGCCTTTTGGTCGGCTGGCTTAGCGGCATTGAACTTGTCAATCAAATCCTGCAATTCAGAAAGACGGTCAATAGACATCTGATAAGCATCACCCAAATAGGCAATCTCACCATATCCGGAACCGATGTTCCGACGTTCACGGATGGGTTTCTCTCCAAAACGCGAATTAATGGAACCTGCCATTACTCCGGTTACAGAACCGATATAATCCTTGAACACACGAGTAGTCACTCTGCGGAAAGTAAGATACTGCTGCCAATAGATTGTGTCCTTGCGTGTCTGGTTCACACGTCTGATGATAGCGGAAACAATGTTCGCGTCATCGAATAATGTTTGAATCGTTAAAAACATATCCTACCTCCTTACTCGTTAAATTCAAACCATCCCTTCATGTTGGCTTTATCGTTCTCGGAGAACGGCATAACCAATTTTGAGGGTTCAATTTCTGCGGCTGTACGAAGCAATGAAACCAATGTGATTCCGTCCTCAACCTTTGTACGGTTAAACAGAGCCGAATTAGCCACGTGCTTCTGCTTCAAGCCATCAACCGCAACCGCCTCAAAGAGTACCGTATCTCTGGCTATGTCCTCACCAAAAGCAGCCTTGATAGTCAATACATCATACACTTTGTTGGTCTTGTCAATAGCCGTTACTTCCGCACCTTTCGTACCACTTCCGATGAACATACCCGCGTATGCCAAAGAGTTCTTGGCTACCTTAATGGACAATGCAGTATCACCGGTTGCGTATGCTTCCACTACTTCCACATTGATTACCGCATAAGCGAACTTGTTTTTCAAGTCCGCACAAATCGGTGTAAATCCGGGAAGAAAACTTCCCACTACCAGGTTCTGCGTGTCGAGTTTGAACGGACCACGTCTACGAATACCGGTCTGGACATCGTAGCGTTCCTCTTGCTCAACGGGCGGAACCAAGTCATACTTAAATCCTGCTGACATAATTAATTCTTGTTTTGTTCAACAATAGTTTTCGTTCCCTCGTCAATCATCTTAGCGATAGATTCAGATTCTTTCTCAATCTTCTCTTCCGCTGATTCGGGAGGGGTCACGCCTTTGAAGCCGTCATTTGCGAACTCCTGCTTCAAGTCCTTGAAATATGCGTCCAAGTCCTCATCGTCCTTGATGGCGCATCGTTTGGCGTAGTTTTCGGGAATACCATACTCCTTTGCCTTTGCCAAAATCTGCTGGCTACGTGTTGCTTGAGCCTTTTCCGTTTCAAACTGTGTTAGCTTATCAGAAAGGTTCTTGTTGGAGTCAATTAAAGCTTGCGCCCATGCAGGCACATCGTCTTTATTCTCTTCCGTTTTGGTGGTTGTGGTAGTCTCGATTGGCTTACCGTCTTTAAGGTTATGTTTCTTCTCGTAGTTGGAAACTGCGGTCTTGGAAGCATCCCCGGCACGGAAATCACCATAGGAGTTAAGCACGTC